AGTATTTTTCTGCTTCTTTTTGTGCTTGTTGAACTTTATCAGATAGGCCTTCTTCTTCTTCTATCCAGCTTTTGAATCTTTCATATCCAATGTTGACCTCTTCATAAGTTCTAGGTGTAGATAACCCACCTCTTCCTGTTCTAATAATATCAAGTATTGTATTAGCAGTATCTTCGTTGTAAGCACCGCGTTGAGGAACACCAGAAGCAATTCTTAATTGTCGTACTCGTTCATGTGTGACACCCCACTCTTCTGCCCAGTCATTGAGCATTTTGTCGGGTTCTTTAGCAAATAACTCTGTTGCTTCTTCTAAAGTAGGAGCTTTTCTATGTACCATTTCAATATCCTCCTAATATTCATTATACAAAAAATCTTGACCTAAATGGTTGTAATATAGCCATATCTGCTGTGGTAAGTACGGGTTGTAAGTTTTGTATTACTACATCAGCAAATGATATATCGTAATCTCCTATTCGTTCTGTAAGTGCTACATCAAATCCTGTTTGAGCTGTGTTATCTGATAAATGAGAACTTACTGTTCCTGTATCAGCTTTTGCAGATGTTTGTAAAGAAGTCATAAACAATCTAGCGGCAGCACGAGCAGATGTTAATTTTATTTGGTCTGGTATATCAGATGAGGAATAATTTACCGTTGTCATAATGAACATAGTCTTTAGTATTACCGGAGGTTAGTGTATTACCATCTTCTACCACTGAAGTAATAGAGGCAACAGGTATGTGCCTTAAAAATAAATCCTGTTGTTCATTGCCGTCAAAAGTTTCTGTATATGTTGCTTGTTCAACATCATATCCTAAAAATCTTTTAATTGCAGCGTCAACATAAGGGATAAAAGTATTTGTTAAATGCGTTTGTAATGTAGAATCTACATCTATTTCTAGGAAAGTTTCCACATCAGTGTAACTACAAAGAGCCATTTAGGCCTTCCTTATTTATCTTCTGATGGTTTGACAGCTTTGGTTTCGACTTTTTTCTTAGGTGCTGCTTTTTTAGCAGGTGCTTTTTTAGCAGGAGCTTTCTTAGCTGGAGCTTTTTTACCGTCTTTCCAACCTTGCTCTTTTAACCATTTCTTAGATACTTCTCTTCCTGCTTGTGCAATTTTAGAAGCACCAGATTTAGGTAGTTCTGCTAATGAACCTTCGAAGAAGGAGCCATCCTTCATCTTCCAAATTGTCTTCTCTGGTTTAAATATATCTGACATAATGAAATCATTTTACCCTATAAAAAGAAGAAAGCCGGTTTTACCCGGCTCTCTTCAAAATTCCAAATAGGAAATATTACATATTTTCTATTTTGTGGAAAGCTGCTTGCCTGTAGACAGGGAAGCCAACACGCATTGTAGCTCTAATAGCTAGCATGTTCTTTGTGAAATAATCACTATGAGAATCTGTTACCGCTAAATCGATACCTTGTCTCATAACAACATTAGCTGCTTCACCACCACCGAATTTACCAACAAGCACTGTGTTGTTAGAAATTGCAGTAGTAGGGATGACTTTAAGTCCCCAAATTGAAGCTGCTGGGCCTGCGCCCATTCCACCTGCGGCTACGAAAAGTGGTGACTTTTCTGCATAACCTGCTGAAGATGTTCCAGCAAAGTCTGCGCCAACAGATGTAACGATTTGATTCCAGTCGTTAGGGTGCATTACAATTGCGTCTGGCTCTGTGAAAGCGTTGACACGAATGTCAGTGATTGCATTGTAAATTGCGCCAATTCTTCCTAAGTTACCGGAGTAACTGTTAAAGTCAGAAGAACCAACACTAGATTTACCAGCGTCCAATAGACCTTCTAAGTTAGGTGCAGTACCATCTCCTGCAAGGAGCTGACTGTCTAATCTTAATTTAATCATTGTTTGAAGTCTGCTGTTCAAGTAACCTTGAATACCAGCTTCGTCTGCGATTAATTCATCTGTAACTGGGATAAATATACCCAATTTACGGATAGCTTCTGTTTGCTCTGTGAATGCCAAAGCTGCTTCACCAACAGCAGAACCTTCAGCTGCTTCAGCAGCATTGTTTGTGAAGGTAGTTTCTTCTAAGTATGAGAAACTGTTTTGGTCTGTGTTGATTACATCAAATAATGATATAACAGTATCTGGATTTCTAAGAGCTGTTTCGAGAATCCCCGGTTGTCTTAAAACCTCTGGTGGATAACCAGTTGTAGTTAAAGTTGTTTTTGTCTCAATTTTTGAGTCAACACCTTTAACTCCGTGTTGCTTATAATTTTTATAAGCGTCGGATTCTGTAAATTGCTGTCCAACAGTTTTAACTTCGGCTGGGTTTCCAGCTAAAGGCATTTCTGCTACTGGTTTAGAATCTTCATCAAGAGCTTTCTCATTTTGAAGTTTTTTCTTCTCAATGTTCAAGTCTTCTACTAATTCTGCAAGTTCATCATTTCTTGACTTAATTTCCTCTTTTTGTTCAGAGGTGTACTTGCCGTCTGTATCAGATTCAAAAACAGATTTTAATTCTGCTCTTTTGGCAGCAATTTTATCCATGAGTTCGTTTTGATTACTCATTTTTAGATTTCTCCAATCTATAATTGCTTATACTTCGATTTCTATTTCTTCGACTAAGGACTCAGCAATTAATTCCTGTGCCCTTACCCACTCTGCGTCAAAATCCTCGTCGTCAGATGATTCAGTGTTATCCTCTGGAGTTTCTTCTTCAGCAGCTTCATCTTCCGGTTCTTCAACAGCAGGTTCCTCTGCTGGTGCTTCTTCCTCAGTAACTTCTTCGACTTCTGTTTCAACATCAATAGTATCAGTTGAAGCCTCAGCTACCTCTTCTGTTTCAGCTGGTTCATCTTCCACAGGTTCTTCATCTATTTCTAACTGTTCCAATGCACCCTCAGTTCCGACATTTCCGATGAACTCATCAATCTCGGTCCAAGCGTCGTTCAAGTCGTCTGCGACTGCACGAAGTGCTTCGGTGGCTTTAACGCCTAATTTCCTTCCATCATTGCCTCTGAGCATAGAAATAGCTTTTGCTCGGGCTACTAAGTCATCCAATGCAGCAAGCACATCTTTGACTTCATCAGAGAAAGACTGTGAGCCTTCCTCAGAAACTTCTTCGGCAGATTTTTTGCCGTCTTCATCATATTCTTTCATACAAGGTCCTCCCCTATGATATTTACAATCCTTCATTTCATCCTCGTCGTCACCATAACCTTTTTTGTCGTCATCATCCTCATCGTCGTCGTAACCTTTGCCTATTGCTTTCTCGTATTCTTCGTGAGTTTTGCAAGGCATAAAAACTGTATCGCCAGCAGCATTTTTATGAGTGTGTACACCAATAGCACAACTCATTTCTTTTGACGCTTCCATGGCTTCGCCCGGATTGTCATACATATCTTTACCTCTAGCAGCTTTTTCTTCACCTTCACAAGTTCCGCAACATTCGTCTTCGGAGCCTTCTTCTGGGTCAGCAACTTTAGCTACTTCTTTTAGTAGTTCTGTATTTGACTTAATAGCAAGAGTGTATGTATCTTGATTAGCACCAACTAGTACAGGAGAAACTTCATATACTGTAAGGTCTTTGAGGTATCTAGCATTTGTTTCTTCACCAGCTTTATCATCTGCTTTACCAAAATCTGAATCGTTAACTTTATAGCCGAATGACCATTGTTGCATGTCGCCCATATTCTTAACTAAGTTGTAAGCTTCTTTACCGGATTCTGTATCCATAAAGAACTCACCTTTGAAAACTGCTTTGTCGCTGTCTTGTTTGATTGTTCCTTTACCTATAGGCATATCCCATTTGTGAGACCATACCATTGGAACTTGGTCGTTTTTGAAACCGGACTTTACGGCTCCGGGCATAACAACATCTCCATCGCTATCAAGGGAATTGAAAATGCTGAAAACCGCTTCTACTTGACCCGAGTCATCTTTCAACTCAATGTCAATATTTTTAGATTCGTTATTCATAATACCTCAATATTCTACAATATAAATTTGTAGAAGCGCGTTTTAATTATTGTATATTATGATTACGAGTTTAAGTGTCTTATTATCTAAAGTCTGATATAATTCTTAGCTTTGAGATAGGCATTGTTACTTTCCTATCGGTCTTCTTATGGTCACCATTTTCTAAGCGAGCCCATACTTCCATTGTCGCTTCTTTGTCTTTACCATTAACAGAAGTGACTATACCATGAACAACTGATGGTGGGTCTGGGTCTTTATTTATTGACCAACTAACCGCTTGACCAACTCTTACTGATTCTGCTTTATTACCAGACTTCTTAGAAGACAATGGATGTGAACTTGGTAGTAAGTCTTGGTCATAAGGTTT